AGAGATGGCGGGCCGACTTGGTTCGGCATACTTATGGACACGAACTCTCCGGACGATATGAGCGCTTGGTACGAAACTTTCGAGATCAAGAGGCCCGATGGCTGGACTCAGTATGTACAACCAAGCGGGAGGGGTGAGGATGCTGAAAATACGGAAAACCTTGTTCCGGGGTATTACGACCGTATCGCTGACGGTAAAGACGCGGCGTGGGTTAAGGTTTATGTTGATGGTGAATATGGTTTCATTGTGGAAGGCCGCCCGGTCTATCCTCAGTGGAAAGACCCGATTCACGCAGTTGCCGTACACAAAGACCCGTCCTTGCCTTTGCTGGTTGGTATCGACTTCGGACTTACCCCGGCAGCCTGTTTTGTACAGCGCTCGGTCACCGGACAGTATCGGGTCATCGAGGAGTTGGTAACCACAGAAATGTCGGCGGTCGAGTTTGCCGACGAGCTTGGCCGGATACTACGCGACAGGTACAAAGATCATGAAATTGAGATATGGGGTGATCCAGCAGGAGAGCAACGGTCGCAGGTGGACAAGCGAACTCCATTTCAGATACTCAAAGCCGCGGCAATTATGGCTCGCCCTGCTCCAACGAATGATCCTCGCCTGCGTGTCGAGGCTGTGGTGCGCAACCTCACCCGTCTTACGATGGCGGGCGATCCTGGGATTATTGTTGATCCGCGCTGTCGCTACCTACGAAGGGGTATGGCCGGGGGATACAAGTTCCGCCGTATGCAGATCGTGGGGGAGGAGCGATACGCGGAACTCCCTGAGAAAAATATCTACTCGCACGTTTGCGAAGCGTTGCAGTACGCGCTTTGTGGCGCTGGTGAGGTAAGATTGGCGCTCGGCCGCAAGAAGCAGAAGCCGCTTGATTACAACCGCATGGACAGGAGGGTTGTGTAATGCCCGATTCAGGACGTAAGCCACCATATACCGACGCTGAGTTGGCCGGCATGGTGGGCCAGCAGATCACGCAGTCCCGGGACTTTGCACAGGACTTTCTTGAGGAAAATAGACGCCAAGCATGGAAGTATTATCTGGGCCGCCGAGGTCGAGATGAGGACTTCTCCGCGACCACAAACCGCGAGGGTTACACTCGTGAGGGTGGGAGCGAGGCAGTCTCCGAGGACGTTGCCGATATGGTTGAGGCGCTTATGGCGACCCTCATGCCAGTATTTGGAAATGACGTACCCGTTGAGTTTGAACCGATCGGACCAAACGACGAAGAAAACGCCCCCGCTGAGTCCGACGCCGTATCAAACGTCCTGATCGAGCAGAATAACGGTTGGACGGTGATTGCAGAAGCGATCAAGGATGCTCTGCTGCTCCGGAATGGCACGATCAAGGTCTGGATTGAGGATCAGGTTGACGTTGAGAGGCGGTCTTTCGAGGATATCAGCGACGAGCAGTTGACCGAGTTGCTTGCAGCCATCCCCCCAGGTATCACAACCACAGTGACCAGCAGGAACGGCACGAAGGCCAATCTAAAATTCACGAAAATCACAAAAATCCCACGGGTCAAAGCGATCCAGCAAGCGCATTTCCTTGTAGACCCGAATCACGACAACATTTTCATTCAGGATGCGTTTTTCATTGCCGAACGCAAGTTTACGAGCCGTTCTGATCTGCTGCGCGCGGGATTTAACAAAAAGAAGGTTCAGGAGCTTCCCGCCTTTACGCAGGACACCGATGTAGACTCGACCGCGAGCAATATCGAGGGCATCAGCCAAGAACTGAGCCGCCCCACGCACGATTCCGATGTCATCGAGTGGTTCGAGGCGTATATGCGCATTGACCTTACCGGCGACGGTGAGAGTCAGTTGATTAAGTTCGATTGGTCGAACGATACGATCTTGAAGAAAGCCCCGGTCGCCTTTATCCCTTACGCCACCGGGACGGCTTGGCTTGTCCCACACAGATACTCGGGTCTTTCGGTTTATGACAAACTCCAACAGGTCACAGATATCAAGTCGCGTACATTACAGCAGTATTTGGACAATCTGGTCACGAACAATACTGCTCGTACTGGTGTCAATGAGAACACCGTCAATATTGACGATCTCCTTGCGGGTCGGCCGAACGCGATTGTGCGTAACGATGGACCGCCAGCAGATGACCTCATGGCTTTCCCGACCAACGATACGGGTGCGAGTTCACAGTCATTGCTGAACTACATGGACAAGGTACGCGACCAGAGGGCGGGCGCGGCGCTCTCGCTACAACAACCAGAGGAGCAACTGGTAAGGAGCAATATCAGTGCTGCCTCGGCGGATCGCCAGATGTCAGCCGGGGAGCAACAGGCCGCGATGGTAGCCCGCACCTTGGCGGAAACCCTCATACGTTCCACCTTCCTGTTGTTGCATGAGACTCTGCGCACACAATTTCCTGATGAGATCATGCTGAACAGAAGCGGTCAGTGGATTCCTGTCAGTCCTTCGCAATGGCCGCAGCGTACAAGGGTGAACGTCAAGGTCGGGCTGTCTCCTGCCGAGCGTAACCGCAAGGCCAATAGCCTTATGACCACTATCCAACTGATGCAGGCAGTCATGGGGGCCGGCGGGCAAGATATCGTCGTGAACCTCAACGGTATCCACCGGGCGATACTGGACTGGTCGAAAGCGTCCGACCTGGATAATGCTGACAAGTATTGGCTTGACCCGGAGAGTCAGGAGAGCCAGCAGGCACAGCAGGCAGCCACGCAGAAGTCCGATGAGCAGTTCGAGGCACAGATCGGTGCGGTAACGGCAGAGGCTCAGGCCGCGGCGATGAACAGCCAAAACGATTTCCAGATCGACATACAGAAGATCATATTCGACTACTTCAAGACGATATTAGAAGCGGAGACAGAAGATGCCAAGATCGTCGGTGACGCCTTTACACAAGCCCAACAAGCCGCTAATCAAGCAAGCGCGGTCAATTCTGGAAACGGAACGGGTGTGGGATCATCTTAGGGAGAAATACTACCTTGATTGGCTGGAAGGCGACCCGGAGGATTGGGCGGTCATCGCTATCAAGCTGGACATGGTGAAGGATCTCCGGGACTTACTGAGGAAGTTTGACAATGCCTGATGAACAAGCGCCTAATGTCGGGGAGTCGGTAGAGAAAATCTCCGCCTTACTGGTTGGGAAACCAGAAGATCCACCAAGTAGCCGGGAGGCTGCTCCAAGCGATGCTCAACCGCCAGTTGAGCCGGAGGGTGACGAAGGTTCGGGAGAACCAGAGTTGACCCCAAAAGCCCTTGCAGAAACTCTCGGGTTGAAAACCGATGAGCTTTTTGCCCGGTTCAAGATTCCTGTCGATGATGGCGAACCGCTGACATTGGAGGAGTTCAAGGACAAGGGCAAGGAACTGCGAGGATTACAGGCGGCTCAGGATGAGTTTGCCGAGCAGAAAGTGGCGCATGAGAATAGCGTCATGATGCAACGCCAGATATTGCAGCGCGCACTTGGGAAAGTTCCGCCGCAGTTTCTCACCGAAGATGTGGTCGCAGAGGTTCAGCAAGAACACGCGGCTTACGTCGAGGGTGAAATGAAAGCGTTGTTGGCTGTGCGTCCGGACCTAAAAGACCCGGCGAAGTGGCGTAGTACGCAGGAAGCGCTGGTCGAGCATTTGACGCCCTATGGGTTCATGGCGGTTGAGATACAAAACCTCCACGATCACCGGATGCGGAAGTATGTAATCGACAACGCGGAACGCGAGCAACGGGTGAAGAAACTCAATGCTGACGGCATACAAGTTACGGAAACCCCGAAATTACAAGCCCCTACTGCAAGCCCTGCAAAGCCTCTACGACGAGCCGAAAAACCGCGAGCAGCGAAAGGCCCGAGAACCAACCAGTCAAAGGCCGCGGAAGTAGCTGCTCTGCTTGGAGTAAAGTAAGTGTCCAGTGCAAACTTAGACGGTGCGGACCTCGCCGCAGTCAACCTGGGAGGGTTGATAAACGAGGACGTTATGCAGCAGATATTCGATATCTCGGATATCCCGCTGCCCTTCACAGACCGCATCGGTAGCGGTTCACATGACAACAGCTTTGCCGAGTGGACGATGGACCGGCTTGCCGATCCGGATATCACGAACGCTGTGGTCGATGGTGCAGACGCAGGGGCAGACGCCTCCGCTACTGGTATCCGTGTCGGGATGCACTCGCAGATCAGTGAAAAGACTTTGCGGGTGTCCACCAGAGCGCAAGACAGCAACACGATTGGATTTGCCAACTCGCTTGCCTACCAAGTGATGATGCGCGGCAATGAGGCTCGGCGTGATGTCGAGGCGATCATGGTCGGGCAGGCTGCGTCGGTGGCTGATGATGGCGCGTTAGTGCCGGGTATCTCCGCCGGGTTGGGAGCTTGGATTGTTGCCACGGATATCTTCGGTAACGCTACCGGCTCGACTGATCGTGGTGCGTTGGGTGCTGACGGTGGCTGGCTCGATACTCCGACCGATGGCTTGGTGGCAACACCGACCCCGGGTACGATTCGAGCGCTGTCGCTGGCTACCATTCAAGATGTCGCGCAGAGCGTGTGGCAACTTGGTGGAGATCCGACCGCGGTTATGTCTACGCCTGCTGTCATACGTTCCCTCTCTACGTTCATGTTTACCAGTTCGGCACAGATCGCCACGCTGGAACGTGACAAGGGTGAGGACGGTGCGGCGCAGGCACAGATGAGCGTCAACGTGCTGATTACGGACTTCGGCGTTACGATGTCGATGATCGCTAATCGGCTGCAACAGTTGGTAACGACTGACAACGCCAACCTTTTCGTGATGGACTTCTCTCAGGCAATGCAGAGCTTCCTTACCGGATGGCAGACTGCTCCGTTAGCGCGGACTGGTACGGCCGACAACCGGCAGGTGAGCGCCGATTGGCTGTTGAAAATCCTGAACTGGGAAGCGTTCGGCGTGGTAGCAGACATTGACGGATCACTCGCAACCGTCGCATGACGACGTTCGTACTCGGGTTTGGTTTGAACACGGCCACCTAGTTCGGGAGAACTACCAGCCGACGCGAAAGGCCGAACTCGAATACACGCAGGAGCTACGCAAGCTCGGAGTCAACTTCGATGTTGGCTTCGGGCGTGTGGCGTTGAACATTCCCCAACTCGACTACCAGCGTTTACTCAAAGCCTACCCTGACCTTGCGAGTCCTGACGGACATACGCAGACGAAGGCGTGGCATAAGTTCATGCGAACCAGTGAGTCGAAGCCCTACCATGTGTCGGAGAAACTGTAATGGCAGCAGGTGGATTACTCGAAGGACTCTCGGAGGTCGGCAAGTCTGCCGGCGAGCCGGAAAAGAAAAGGCGGAAAAGCAGCGGCATAGGTCAGTCAGCAGCAGGTAAGGGCCGCGAGGCTTTGCTGGCCGGCGACACTTCTCTCGGTACGGCCCCGTTGCTGTCGGTACTCGGCTCGCATCGGTTCGAGACAACCCCAGGTAGCGCCAAGATACGGAGGGTAAAGAAACGTGTCTAAGCATGGTCATGGAAGTCACAGGCCACCGGCAAGGCCGAAGCGTAAGCGGCTGACGTTGGTTGGATTGCACATCACTCCGGCCACTGTTGCTTTGAGCAATCCGAGTGGGCGCATCCACCGAAAGGGAGAGCTGTTCGCTAAGACAAGGAAACCCGCATGAGTCAGATCCTCGATAGGTCAACGCTCATTACTGAGTTTCAGGCGTACATCAAGCGGTCGTTCGCTATCGACCGGCAGGATACGTTCATTCAGTTGACGGAGTTGCGGATCTACCGTGACTTGCGACCGAGGGAGAATCAGATACAGGCAACGATCATTCCAACGTCGAACCTGATAGACCTTCCCTCCGATTTCATCGACCTGAGAGAACTGTCTTACAAGAACGGCAACCGGGTGGTCGTCTTGTCCAGCGTGGGCCGACACCGGCTCTCGATAGCAACTTCACAAACCGGCCGCCCGGGTGTCTATTCGATCATTGGGAATCAGGTAGAGGTTGGTCCGATCACGATACCGGACGAGTTTACCCTGTGGTACTGGCAGAGCTTTCCTGCACTGGTCAATCCCACGGACACCAATGTTCTAATAACGACCTACCCGTATATTTGGCTCTACGCGATGCTGGTGGAGGGTGCTGTCTATATTCAGGACGATACGATGCGTCAGACAGCGACGGAAACTTACTTAGCGGAGGTGCAACGTGTCAACGTCAGAGAATCAGAAGGACGGTTCGGAGAAGCACCAGTCATCGGAGTTGGGTGACGGATCATGGCTCTCGACAACGCTGACTTCATATCGGAACTTAGTATCACAGACCCGCCGGGTACTGACCCTCTTAACCAAGGAGATGACCAGATTAGAACGGTTAAGCGGGCAACTCAGCAATCTTTTCCAAACATCGACGCGCCTGTACCACAAACAGCGGCTCAAATGGGCCAAATGGCGATCAAAAACGAAATAAACACGTTCACGCAAGAAAATATCTTTCAGTCATTTACGCGCTTTCGGGGAGTCCTACTTGCACCAGATGGCAGCGTAGGCGCACCGGCTTATACCTTTGAGAATGAACAAAGCACCGGCATGTTCCGGTTTGGTGCGCAGGTTCTCGACTTTGCGATTGCCGGCGTTACTGCTTTCCGTGTAGTCAACAATTCGATTCGATGCTTCCAGCCATTGCGGGCGGTGTCTGGTACGAACGCTGTTCCCGGTATTTCTTTCCAGACTGTTCAAAACATGGGGTTTTCTGCGGCCAGCACAACCATAATGATTGCCAATGCCGGTGGAAACGAACGGATGCGCTGGCAGGCAACCGACGCGACACTGTTCACGCTGGCATTAGCAGCAGGCACGATTGGCAGCGCGGCAGTCCCTTCCTACTCTTGGTTCAACGACCGTGACTCTGGAATGTTCAACTTCGGCGGAGGCACTGTCGGGTTCGCGGTCAATGCTGACAAAATCTTGGGATTAGTGACCGGCGGCTTAGTCCAGATGGACCAAACATCGGCCGCCGGAGGGATCGACCTTCAATGGCGGAACAGCGCGGGCCTTATTGGTTACTCTTGGCAGTACGAAGGCACGTCAGGCTTTCAGCCGGGGCAGTTTTCGCTGTCGCGGTTCAACCGGGCAACGGGTGCGTTCATAGACATACCGCTTTACATCAACGCGACGACAGGTAGAGTACATACGGCTCTGCCGGTCCTTAGTCCATAGGTGAGATCATGGCATTAGACAATGCGAACTTTATTGCTGAACTGAGCATCACCGACCCGCCCGGTACTGATCCACTCAGCCAGGGCGACGATCAGATCCGCACGATCAAGCGGGCCACGCAACAGTCGTTCCCGTTCGTTGACAAGGAGGTCAGTCTTACCGCCGACCAGATGAACCTCGCGGCGATCAAGAATGAGGCCAACACGTTCTCGGTCCAGAATCAGTCGTTTGTGGACGAAAATCTAATCCGGCGGTCGCTGATTAGTACGTTCCCCCGTTGGCGGTATGTCGATGAACTGAGTCAGGTTCAGTGGGAAACCTACATGGCCGCCGGGCCGGGTAATAACTTCCTGATTCAGCGCCGGTTCGATGGCACGTTCGTTGATGTTCCAATTTCTATCGGCTGGACGACAGGAGTAGTTGACTTCGCTCACGTTCCGACCGTGCAGGGTGCGCCGTTGTGGATAGCAGGCGAGATACGTCAGTTCGCTATCGCAGCGTCACCGGGTACGAACTGGTTTCTCGCAGACGGTACGAACGGCACAGCCAACCTTGCAGACAGGTGGTTGGTCGGTGCGGGTTCATTTGCCGGCGGGGTTGGCTCGAACCTTAATGCCTCACTCGACGCGCTGACGGTAGCAAATACCACTGGATCGACCGCGATCAGCACGGCACAGATGCCAGTGCATAATCACAACCTGCGGGGCGGCTCGGCCACTGGCGTCACCGATCAGGCGGTTGGGGCGGTGTCTAACGAAACCGTTACTGGCGCGAACCGCGGCAACTCCGCCGGTACTTATGTCAACCTCAACAGTTCCGGCAACCGCTACATCGACAATGCCGGCTCAGGCTCGGGGCATACTCACAGCTCGCCAGCGCAGGACGTTGTAGCGCAGAATCCGACATTCACCGGCAGCGTTCAGCCGGTTTCGTTTGCCGTTGAAACTTACCAGTACGTCCCGTAATGCCGCAAGTACCCAAAGCAGAACGCTCCCGCGAGGACCGAATCATATCGGAGATCCGGCCGACCTCACTGGTTGAGGACATTCCACCGGCAGAGGTAGGCCCGGAGTTCTGGACCGATATGCAGAACTTCTATATGCGGCTGTCCTACGCGCAGAGGGTTGGTGGCCTATCGCAGTTCTTCGCTGACTGGACCGACGAACCTCTCAACCTGACCAATGTGACCGAGGTTACAAGTAACTTCTGGGTTGTCATGGGCAAGAGTACGGTGCAGAGCATCGACCAGAGTGGTGCGGTCGATGACATTACTCCGGCGATATACGTCGCACCGATTCAGGCAGCGGAATCGAATCAGACGATCATTAACGGTTTCCCGGTGCAGAACTTCGGGCAAGATCCGCCGACCTTCTGGGACAAGAACGTATCGAATATCTGTCAGCCGTTGACCGGCTGGCCTGCCAACACCAGTTGCGCGGCCATGCGGACGTTCGGCAACTTCCTTGTCGCCATGAACATGACGGAGAGCAGCAACGAGTTCCCGACCAAACTGCGGTGGTCGAACGCGGCCGAGCCGGGAACAGTGCCGACCGAATGGGACGCCACGGCCACCAATAACGCGGGTGATGCTTCCCTGGCTGATACCGCCGGGGGCATTGTGGATGGAGCAACGCTGCGAGGCTCGTTCATCATCTACAAAAATCACAGCACCTATACGATGAACTTTGTCGGTGGTTCGTTCGTCTTTACCTTCCGGAAATTCCTCTCTACCTCGGGGATCATGGCGCGGAACTGCGTAGTCGAGGCCGAAGGCCGCCACATTGTAATGACTGACGGTGATGTCCTGATCCACGATGGGCAGAACGTCAAGTCACTGGTGGACGCCAAGCTCCGCCGGTTTATCTTCTTGCAGATTGACCCGGTGAACTTCCTCAACAGCTTCCTTTTCAATTATAGGGCGGCAAAAGAGGTTTGGATCTGCTTTCCGACGCAGGGGTTCACTGAGCCGAACATCGCGGTCGTGTGGGACTACGCTCACGACAAGCTATCGGTGCGCGACCTTCCCGAAACGTGGAGTCATGCAGAGTCCGGACTGGTTATCGCCACCACAGCACAGCTTGATTGGGACGGACAGACTGACACATGGGACGGATCGCAGGGAACGTGGAACAGGGCGCAGTTCACAGGAGCGTTCGAGCGTGTCCTTGCGAGCGTGGCAGTCAGCACTCAGGACAGCAATGGTCGTTTGCTGTTCGTCGATGACACGATCACGCAGAGGGATGACACCCCGGTTGTCGGTATCATCCGGCGGGAATCTCTCGACCTGGGTACGCCCGAAGCACTGAAATATGTACGTCGCATCTGGCCGAGGATCGACGGCAGCACTGGTACGGTGGTTCGCGTCCGTGTCGGAGTGCAGGACGAGCCGACCGAGGGTATCTCTTGGACTCCGTTGCAGGACTTCGCGGTCAACGTCGATGACTTCCTGAACTTTGATGTGAGCGGACGGTTTATCTCGGTGAGCTTTGAAGATCCGGGCGAGCCGACAGCCGAGCCGAATGGTATCTGGGGTATCCACGGCT